CTCTAGCTAATGTATTAACTAGATATAAATAATCAGGAGGTAAAGTAAAAGTATCAATTTGAAATTTAGCTCCTAACACTTCTTTAAAAAGTGTAGGTGCTTCATATTCTCTTACTAATGATCTTAAATCATCAATACGTTTTTGTGACTCCTCAAATCCTTTTCTATATTTATTATTCTTACCATATTTAGTATTAATAAATCTTATCATAGACTTATTTAATTCTATATCTATTTCTTGTGGTAAAAGCAAATCAGCTTGGAGTGAATTTATTTTATCCACTCCTTGCTGTATTGCTAAATGCATTTCTTGTACATTCATATTATACTAATGCTAATTCTTTAAGTTTAGCTCTCATTATTGTTAGTGTTCCAGAGTTCTTTTTATCTTTTAAGTAGACGACTGCATTATCCATGTTTTCGCCAAGTACTTCATCAATATAAATTATCTGGTTTCCTATTTTTCTAAGAACTCCAGCTGTTACCATTTCTTCAATCTCAGCTTTTAGTTCTAAATTTTTATCTGTAGTAATTCTTACAAACTTCTTTGGATTTGAATTTTTAATTTCATATAAAGAATTTTCTATTTGATCTGCTGTCATTCTATCAGGATTAACATTAGATAAAAGTCTTAAAACTCTCTTCATGTTTTTAGCACTAGAAGATAATTTAATAAATTCTTTATCTGCATCTTTCTTTATTTGTATTTCATTGTTTCTAGATTTATCTTCTCTTGTTAAATCTTGAATATAAAATCTTTTATTAAAATCAGCATCCATTTCATTTTTAGTCATAGCTACATGAGGATGTTTTAATGCAAATCTATATTTAATATAGTCTACTATTTGTAGAGGCATATCATTATCATCCGTACCTATTTCTAGTTCTACCCCAGTAAATCCTACAGGAATTGTCATTTCTGCCCAGTATTGTTTAGAATATTTAGGCCAATCAACGTGATCAGGATTAACATCTAAAATACCTTGCATGTATTTCTTTTCTTCTTCAGGGGTAAAAGGTTTTAAAGGTTGTCTATTTACATAAACACTACTGAGTTTGGATACGGCCTCAGCTCTTACCGCTTTAGGCAAATGGTTTAATATTTCCTTTTGTCTAATTGTTATTTTTTTACTCATAATTCAGTTCTTTTTTTTAAGGTTAAGTTGTTAGGATATAAAGAATAACTCTCCTAACTGAGTTAGATTAAAGACTAAAGTCATGGGGAAATTAATCCCCACAACCTTAATCAAAAACCAATATATAGACGCAAATTAATGCCTATGTTACGATGCTGTGCACGTAATATCAATAGATGTGTCAAATCTTCTTAACACAATACCTGCTGTCTTTAACATGTGCACAGACGCCCCGTCAATGTCAGATGCTCTAGCATCAGATCCTGAGAATCCTCTAGGGACTACAGATCCAGCTACACACCATCTCATTGCCTCACGACCTTTCTTAGAAATCATTTGAAGGTTATTTTGACCATCATAATTTGATTGATCAACAAATACCATTCTGTAAGACTCTAAAGAGTATCCTGTTGTAGGGTGTTTTGCACGAGCTTGCGCCACGGCACCATGATCAAAGATTGGTAATTTTACCACGTTGATCGTGTGTCCATCTACATGCTCATAGGTAGTGAAGTATCCAGTTAATCCTAGGTTACGTCCTGAACCTGTGATAAATCTGTTTTCTCCTCCCACTTTAAAAGTATTATTTGAAAAGTGGCTTTTAAGAGCTTCATCAAATTCTCTTGCTCCTCCTGTTCCAGTATATAAAGTTACTTGTTTAACAGAAGCATCAGTCATTCCGTAGAATAAGTCTCCGATGATGTTCTTAAGTTTTGTCTCAGTCATTGTAGAGTAAGTGTCAGTGTTGACGATTTGCTCTAAAAGACCAGGACCTACGATTACAGGTTGTCCATTTTCATCTTTCATGAAAGTATGTCCGTTTGCATCGTATGTTTTTTGACCGTACCAGTAGTACAACTCACACTCTTCTTTAAAGTCAAGCATGTGTAGGTACTCTTCGTAGTCCATCCAAAGTTTAGTAGTTCCGCTTCCTTTAGTTGGTAAAGAAAATTCTGCTACAAAATCTTTAGCGTTTCCAGACATGTGGTAAGATTTTCTAACCGTAGTTAGTTTGTTTCTTACTTTACCTGGAGTTTCCCAGTTAGAAGCATTACCTCTAGAGAAGTCAACTCCTACAGGTGCATACATTTGAGCCCAAAGTGCTCCCGCTACCGCATCAGCTGCAGGTAAAGTTGCTGAAGCTACAGGGTTAACTAACTGTAGTGTATACTTGTATGAAGATCCCCCAGCTACTTGCTCAGGTGCTTTCATTATACGTGCTTGTGCCCCTGATTGAGATACTAACACATATGGGAATACGAAGTGTTTGTCAGGAAATTCTAATTCGAAAGAAGATCCACCCAAACCTAAGTTTGCGTTTGCATTTGCTGTTGCCACTGGTCTCGTTCTTAATCTATGTGTTGCCACACGATACTCATACTCTAATCGGTCAATAGACTTAGTGTTACCAACTCCTTCTGTTAAGAAAGATAGTGGGAATCTTTTATCGTCTTTTCCTGCTAAATGAGTAATAATTGGAGACAGTTCAGTAGGCTTAGTCAACAATGCATTTGCTAGACTGTTCATATCAGTCATTTGCGAATCATTGTAAAACGTCTTTTGAACGCTTATATTTGTTCCATTTACTGCCATTTTATTATAAAATTTTATAGGGTACCTATTTCCCTGTTAAGGTATGTCTTTAAATACTGAGATCTAAATTATCTAAATCAAAACTTTTCTTTCGTGTTGATCTTTTACGAGCACTTCTTACAGTCTCTTCGTTTTGAGTTATTTTTTGTCTCAATGTTTTCGTAGCCGTTGTCTTTGCTTTCTTGTTTATAATATTCTCTAGATTAAATCCTTTATACATTAAATAATCTATAGCTAATTTTACATCCATTTCAGCTTCAGAGTGATCTAAATCACGCTGTGTGTAACCTTCTTTAGTTACCGGCTTCGAGAGATAGTTAAAGAATTTTGTTTTTTCTCTTTCTGGAACTTGCAATCCTGCAAACTCTTTTGATTCTTTAATTGTCTCTTGAACTCCATTCCAAAACTCCATCTGCTGTTCTTGTTGCTTTTGTAGTTCTGCTTTTTGTCGTTCTACTAATTGCTCTTTTTCCTGTGCTTGTACTTTACCTAAAGCTTGTTTTGCTGCTTCTGCTTTTTTAAATAATTTACCAGAATCTTCATAATCTTCTAGCATTTCTTTGATAAAGTCTCCGTCATGTCCTTTCTGTGTAAAATAATCTGCAAGAATTGCTTTTTGACTTCTTGAGTCATCTTCTGCAATATCCATTTGATTATAATCTAAAGTAGGATCAAAAGCTTTCATAAATTTTTGAGATTCTCCTCCAGCTAATACATACTCCATATGTTTTTTAACTAATGGAAATTTCTCAAGAACTTCATCAATTCTTTCGTCTGCCATTTGAGAAGCTATATCTTTAGTCATTGCTGTTAATCCTTCTGCTGTATCATCATACTCACCTTCATAACCTAAGCTATCTAGTATTTCTGATACAACTGTAGAATCTTCAGTAGATTCAACTTCTTCATCATCAGACTCTTCTTTTACATCTTCTTCCTCCTCGTCTTCTACTTCTTCCTCAAGCTCCTCTTCCTGATCATCAATATCTTCAAGTTCAGCTTGTGGTTCTTCTTGTACTTCTTCTTTTTCTTCAGCTACTTCTTCGATAGGTTCTACCTCAGCAACTGTGTCAACTCCATCACCTCCAATGACATCATCAAAGGTAATATCGTCTAATTGTATTTTTTCATTTGGGTCCATATATATATTGTTTTAATTTACAAATTTAGTATTTAATTTAATTGGTTTTTACTTTTTTATATTTTTAGTTTTTTCTTTATTATATAGCACTTACTATACATATCTGCTTTTATATCCTCCAGTTCTAGCTACTTGAGTTTTATTATTATCATTCATAGCTATCTCATTAAAATACATTTTAAATTTAGGTAATGATTCTTTTTTTTGTTGGTCAAATAATTCTTGCAATTTTTCTAGTTCAAGATCATACTTTGTATTTAATTTATCATTTACACTTTTAAATATGTTATCTAAAATTTTAGAAGCTCTTTTCTTTTCACGTTTACTACCACTGTTAAAGTCATTTACTAATGATTTATAATCATTATATTTTTGTCTATCTTTTAATTCACTTTGACTGGTGTTAAATATAGTATTAAAAGATTCCTCATCCATTAATGGGTTTCTTCTGCCTGTTCTTCTATATGAATGTTCTGTTATATTTGATTTTATAAAATAAGGATCTTTTTTAGTAAACTCCTTAGCTACTTCTTTTTTTAGATCTTTTAACTCACTTATTTGATCAGAGTATTTAACTAAAGATCCGTACCCTAATTTGTTTAAATGAAAACCTGGTGCACCTTCCTCTAAATCAACCTTAGTTATTTTTGTATAAGGAGTCTTTAGTAATTTATTAAGATTCTTTTCAGTAAATTCATTTTTATTAGCATCCCATACACCAAGCTTTTTTAATTTAGCTTCGTTCTCTGCTCTAATAGAACTTACTTCTTCAGGCCTCATAGACCATCTACCATATCTATTTTCTTCTGGATCAAAATAATCTTCACCAAATACTTTTGTTAAAAAAGATTTATATCTGTCACCAGGTACTGACGCTCTAAGTTTACGATCATACTTTCTAAAATCACTTCCTGCAGGTCTAAATAATGGGGAGTCATCTAGGTTGTATGAGTGCGCATATTCATGAATTATTGTGCTTCCTTCTTTAGGGCTAGGTCTTACATCATTCTCATTCATTGATTCTCTATCTAGAACATCTGTTAATTGAGCTAAGTATGTATACTTTCCAAACTCTGGTATATTCATCAGCTCTTTATTAAAAGATCCTTTTTTAGCATAATAAGGATTTCTTTTATACATTCCTAAAGCCCCATGATTTAAATCAACAGGTTCATTAGGACCATACCTAAAACTATTAGCAGTTCCAAAAGGATTTACCATAGGAGTAGCCCCTACCCTATAATTTTCTGGAGTTCTAGTAACATATGGAAACTTTGCCATAAATGGTGCTCCTGCACCAGTAAATTCAATTTGATCACTTATTCTAGATGTTAATTCCTCATCGGATAAAGTTTCACCTG